CTAAGCCGCGTCGCGTATCCGCTGCCAGATTGGGTTGAGCCGCTTGCGGATGGTGCTTTCATCCGGCGCCTCGCCCTTCGGGCTGTGTCCAATGAACCAGTCCTGTATGACGCCGATCAGCTCCGCCTGATTGGCCGGCAGGCCGTAGTCGCGGGCGTGGATCAGCATCGCCGCCATGCAGCCATCCCAGTCATATCTGCCTGAACCGACGCTGCTGTTTCCACGTGCCGACCCGACATATCGTCCTTCGAACGCGACAACGTCATCAGCCGCGATGAGAAGATCGAGCTGACCGATCATCACGCCCTTATCGCCTTCCACCGCAACCGTCCATTCCGGCTCGCCAGGATAGCGCATCCTCATGATGCGGACCTTGCCGGATGACCGATCAAAGCGGCGCAGCAACAGATGAATGTCGCTCGGTGCGACCTCGACCGCATCACTGAATACCCGCCCTCCGATAGTACAGGGAGGGATCAGCACAAGAATATGCAGGTGTCCCGCCACCGCCCAGTCAATGATGTCCGCCACGTCGCACTCCCAACGGGTGGCGATTTCGAAGGGCGAATAAAAGGGCCGGGGTGGCAAAGGCATGATGCAATCTCCTCATTTTCGTCATGAGGGAGAACAACCCATGTGCGTGAAACGGTCTGAAAATACTCACCTTGGGGCTGAAACCTTTGGACGCCACCGTTACACACAACGCTCGGCCAACAGTGTAGCCCCGCGTCAGGTCATCAGGACATCTATCAGTCGCTTGAAGCCTGCGTTGTCGTCAGCACCTTTCCAGCGGTTGATGAAACGGCAGACCACCTGCAGATTGCCTTGTTCATAGTGCGCAGCGCTGTCGATGCGATCCAGCGAAGCCAGCATCTCCGGATCCTCGTCTGGCTCGTCGAAATTCAATTTCAGCCCCGTCAGGGCACATTGCCCTTCTTGCAATTCGATCAGTTCTCGAATGTGAGCTTCAAGCGCAGTCGGGCTGCTGAACATGCAGTCCTTATTCTTAACGGTCTTTTCGATTTTCTGGCCGTTCGCATAAGCCGTCGTGTGAAACGCGGTGTTGGCCATACGCCAAATGCACTTGTCCAATCCTCCATAGATGCGGGCGCCCGTGTTCTGGTTCTTTGAAGCTTGAACTTTGGCTTTCCACACGGGGAGCGTATGCCACCGTTCGCGCGGTTCGCCGCGGATCAGCGCCATCGCGTAAGCCGCATTTTCGGATGTCAGTTTTTGTAGCGTTGCTTCCGTTGCCAAGAAATCCTTGGCTTTCGGGTGCAAGGCATCCCAGAGCAGCGGCGCGCCCTTCTCATCAAGGTTTTTCCACGGCTCACATGGCTTGTGGCATACGACCACATGCCGGCGCGGATGAACCGGCTCAACCTTCTCATAGTATGTCGCCGGATCGTCAATGGTTCGCGTCCAAAACAATCTAGGACCTTCCTTGTGGATCCAGATGTCTCCCACCGACTGGGTAATAATGGTCATGAGGTTATACCAGCGAGCGGCCACTGCGCGCGTCGGTTGCTTTCCCGCGACCGTCAGCCCAGCCATACGCGTCTGGATGTAGCCCTCACGGTCTCCAGCCTTCCAAAGATCGAACGCCTCAATTTCATTAACCGTCGCGATGGTCCCGCGTTTTAGGCACTCCGGCCACTCATAGTTCTGGACGCCGAAGTTCGCGATATAGACCGACATGCTGATACCCCATGGAAGGTTACCCCTAGCGTGATGCCAGCGAAACGGTGGGGCATCAATGGCGCAATAGAGCGTTAGAAAACGCTGGCAGGAATTGCCCTCGCCGTTTTCATTCCGGTCGGTTCCGGTCCATTCCGCGCATTCCGGTGCCCCCGCATGCACTCGCTGATCCCGTCTTTACCACGGGAACAGGATCATGACGGAACAGACGACAGGCACGCCGGAAGGGCTGCTGGATGATTGGATGCCGCGGCAGGAGCTGGCGGGCATCATCGGTGTCAGCAGCGACACGCTCAAGCGCTGGGAGACCCGGCGGATCGGGCCGCCCTGCATCCGCATCGGCCGCAAGGTGCTCTACCGCCGCGGCGCGGTAAAGGACTGGCTGCTGGAACAGGAGAGCCGCAAAGCCGGACCGCGTGCGAGGTCCGCGCGATGAGGGCGGTTATCGTGATCGTCATCTCCGCCCTCACCGCGTTTGTCCTGCTCGCCACCCTGCCCCGCGCGGGCTTCGATTGGACAGCCGTCCTGCGCTTCGTCGCGCCCACGGCCTTCGAGACCCGGCCGATCGAGGTCCTCATCGAAGGCGGGCAGCCTGAATGAGCCATCAAGCAACGAACTGGGCCTTCCAGCAGCGCGGGCTGGAGGCGGCGACTTGGCGCGTGCTGGTCATGCTCGCCGATCGGCACAACCCCGACTTCGGCTGCTTTCCCAGCCAGAACCAGATCGCCAGCGACGCCGAGATGTCGCGATCGAGCCTGAACGTCCACCTCGAGAAGCTGGAACGCGCCGGTCTGATCCGCCGTGAACGCCGCATCGACCCAGACACCCGCAAGCAGAGATCGACCCGTTACGTCCTCGCCTTCGAGGCCGAATTCGACTGCAAGCCGTGTCCGGATGCTGGACACGGGAATGAGGCTGATGACCCTATGAAATCGAGCGCCAAATCACCCGGAGCCGTGTCCAGATCCCGTGTCCAGAATCTGGACACTAACCCTGTAAGTATAGAACCTGTAATTACTACCGCGCGCGAGCTGGACACGGCTGCCGATCTTCCCGATCCACAGACCCGCTGTTTGGATGCCGGGGGACCGGGCCTGTGTCCGGCGTCGCGCGCCGCCATCACCGCCACCGCGGACGTCATCGACGGCTGGCTGAGAGACGGGTTGGACCTCGAGGCCGACGTTCTGCCCACGATTACACGTCGCAGGGTGCAGATCCGGATCAGCCCGATCCGGACATGGGCGTACTTCACCGAGGCCGTGCACGCGGCGAAGCAGGCTAGATTGCGCAGAGAAGCCGATCCCCGCATCACCGCCCAGCATCGGTTCTATGCCGACTGGATCAACTCGGATCGGTACCTGCCACCCAATGCCGTGACCAACACCATGGCCTGGGCGCTGCTGGGCTTCGAACTGGTAACCGCCGATCGGCTGGCCGCCCGCGGTGTGCCGGTGCCCGCAGACACGGGAGGGGCGCCATGACCCGGGCCATGACACCCCGCGAGATCGAGGACCGCCTCGAGGAGGCCGCGCTGACCCTGAAGCGCCTGCCGAACCCGCCCACCTCCGGCGCCCGCGGCTATGGCCGCTCCTGGCCGGAGTATGTCCATGAGGCGAAGCACGCCTACGGCTACGAGCCGGCCCGCATGCGGGTGATCCCGAACGCCCGCGAGATCCAGCGCATGGAAGAGGTGCTAGACTGGCTGGCGCTGATCGGCGGCGACAGCGACCAGCAGGCGGCCGACAACCGGCGCATCGTCTGGATGCGGGCCGAGGGGCACCGTTGGCAGACCATCTGCCGCCATGTCGGCTGCGTCCGATCCACCGCGTGGCGGCGCTGGACCGCGAGCCTCCTGACCATTTCCAAGACATTGAAAAAAAGCAACAATCCAGTATCAGGTGACGACGGCACAAAAACCACTCCTGCAGAACCGGGCGCGAAGCCGCGCGGCGGGGGCACAAGCGGGACGCGTGAGGGCGCGAAAAGGTCGAACTTAGGGCGCGACATTATCGGCCGTTCCGGTGCAGTTTATCCCTACGATGGCCAGAGGTGATCGAGGCCTTAAGCGGGCCGAAATCGCCGGGCGGTCAACGGAAATCGGAGCAATATTCTTGCTTTCGACAGGATATGAGGGTCGATCCGGTCCCTCCCCCTCGGCCTCGGTTCCTCCGCGGGATCGATCCTATGCGGGGGGCAGAGGCGCGCTAAGCCTCTAGCGTCAGGAGAAAATTCTGGGTTCGCGCCCCGGGTTCGCACCTTTGGGTTCGCAGGTTCGCGGACCGCCAGATAACACCTCGCCGGGCGTCCCACCGCCCGGCGTTTTCATGACCGCGGCGGCGGGATCGGAGGAGACGGGTTTGCAGATCGAGATGATGCCCGCGACGCGGCTGGTGCCCTACGCCCGCAATGCTCGTACCCATTCCGATGACCAGATCGCCCAGATCGCCGCCTCCATCGCCGAGTTCGGCTTCACCAACCCGATCCTGCTCGGCGGCGATGATGTCATCATTGCCGGTCATGGTCGCCTCATGGCTGCGCAGAAACTGGGATTGACCGAGGTCCCGGTGATCGTCCTCGATCATCTGACCGAGGCGCAGCGCCGGGCGCTGGTCATCGCCGACAACAGGATCGCTGAGAATGCCGGCTGGGACGAGGAACTGCTGCGCCTGGAACTGGAGGGCCTGCGCGACATCGACTTCGATCTGGACATCATCGGCTTTTCCGAAGCCGAGCTGGACGAACTGCTGGGTGATCTCGAAGGCAACGAAGATGGCGCCGTCGATGGTGAGGACGAGATCCCGGAACCGCCGGTCGATCCGATCTCGCGTCCCGGCGATGTCTGGATCATGGGCAGCCACCGCCTGCTCTGCGGCGATGCGACCATCGCTACCGATGTCGAAAAGCTGCTGGCGGGCGTAAAGCCGATGCTGATGGTCACCGATCCACCCTATGGCGTGGAATACGATCCAGCGTGGCGTAACCAGTCCGGCGCCTCGGCCACCAAGCGCACCGGCAAGGTGCTGAACGACGACCGTGCCGACTGGCGCGAGGCCTGGTCGCTGTTTCCGGGCGACGTCGCCTATGTCTGGCATGGCGCGCTACACGCCACTACCGTCGCCGACAGCCTGATGGCCTGCGGCTTCAACGTCCGCTCGCAGATTATCTGGGCGAAGGACCGATTGGTGCTCAGCCGTGGTGATTACCATTGGCAGCACGAGCCGTGCTGGTACGCGGTGCGCAAGGGCGGCAAGGGCCACTGGGCCGGCGACCGCAAGCAGACGACGCTCTGGCACATCGCGAACAAGGATCAGGATACGGAAACCACCCATGGCACGCAGAAGCCAGTCGAATGCATGCGCCGCCCGATCCTGAACAATTCCAGCGCTGGTCAGGCGATCTACGAGCCGTTCATGGGCTCCGGCACCACCCTGATCGCCGCCGAAACCACCGGCCGGGTCTGCTACGGCATCGAACTGAACCCGGCCTATGTCGATGTGGCCGTGGCGCGCTGGCAGAACCTGACCGGGGGCGTGGCGGTGCTGGAGGGAAACGGGCGTAGGTTCAGTGAGGTTCAGAATATCAAGGCAGATAGCCGAGAAGCTGATCACGATGACTTGTTACGATGACCTGCTCTCAGCATAGTTGCTCTTCGACATTTGTGGAGTGGGCAATGGATCGGCAGATTTTATGGGATCAGATCAGGAGCATGGCTGGCTGGGTAGCCGATAACAGTCTGATCCTCGCTCAGGTTTTCGCCGCCCTCATTACTGCGTTTGCCACCATCGCACTTTGGCGCGTGACACGCGTTTTAGCTGTGGAGACGGCCACATTGGCTAAAATGACGGCGCAACCGTTTGTGGTATGCTGGCTCGAGTCAAGTGCAGCAGATCCGATCGCCCTCAATCTTACATTGCGAAATACCGGAAACGCTACGGCGTTTGATATCAAAATGGAAGTGACGCCTGGATTGCCAAAGAAGCCCGGCATAGATGGGTCACCGCCAGAAGACGGTACAAAGACTGAGTTTAAAACCTCGCTACTCCCGCCCGGGCAAATGCTAAGCATACTCGGCACGATGGGACCTCAGGTCCATGACACACAGTTTGACGCAGTTGTCAGCTGGTCGACATATCCCGGAGCCGCGGACCGGCAAACATTAAAGTATACGTTCCAAGCGAAAGATGGCTTTAGGGGCGGATTCCACTCGAAGGGTGTACATCAAATCGCACAAGAGCTGGAGAAGATCAGGAAGCAGCTGCCGAGCCGGTAAAGCCTTTCGCACCTGCTCAGTCGCCTTGGTTATTTCATCGGAGCTGCCCATTAGCGCCGCGATTATTCGACAGTGAGTATTGTGGGCCACATGCCGGTGCGCAGGATGATCGCGACTAGCCGAACCAGTGTCGAGGCGACCGTCATTTACGCACCGATATCTGGTCAATCAGTATGGAACCGGAAAGGTATCCAGCGCCTCCTGCAGCAGTTGGTCGAACTCTCCGCCCGTCATGTGTCCTCGCATTATGAAGTCCAGACGTGCAGCGTAGACAGGGTTATTCGCACCTTGGAGCCGGGTCTTTCCGGTGAAATAGGTGATGGTATCATTGTAGGTTTGCCGCCCGAAGTGGTGACAGCGGCTCAGCAGAGCCTCGCTCATGCCGTGCGCTTGCAAGTAAGTTGCTGCCTGAACGATGTCTTCCGGCGTAAACTTTTGCACCGGCAGCGCAGGCTTCTTTCGAACAGGCCCTGACCGCACCGTCACGGTGGCAGTTTCAGGAGGTTTAGAAGGATCGTCGTGTTGATTGATGATCGCCAAAGCCTGCCGGTATGCCGCTTCAGGATCGATCCCGGCCAGCCACTCATTCAGGCGGCCGGACAATCCGCGCATACGGTATTTTCCGAAATGCCGATGCAACTTGCTTTCGATAGCCGCCGGGCCGGAAGATAGGCCCAGGACGGCGAACTGGACACGTTCGGACCCGAACGTCCGACAATAGCTGAGGTACCTGCTCCGGAGGTTCTGCGCGATGCCATACTTGGAGTTTTCACTGTTCACCATGATGCACCTATCGCGACGCTTCAGGTCATTATGATTGACAGAGATCAGTTCGTCGCCGGATAGGCGCACGAAATAAAGGCCGGGTTCGGCAGGTATCAAGTTCATTTTCGCGGTCCGGGTTCATCAGCGCACCCGCATTTTATCGGAACCGCGGCCCAACGAGAAGGATTTCTGACCATGGGCGTCTCGCGCCGCAGATATGCGTCGATGCGCGGCGTGAGCGACATGGCGGTTCGCAAGGCGATCGCCAGCGGGCGGATCAGCGTAGAGGCGGACGGCACAATCGATCCGGCGAAGGCCGATGCGCAATGGGACAGCCAGACCGACCCGGCCAAGCAGCGCGGCGTGCATGCACAGACGCTGGGCGCGCGGACAGCTGCAAGCACAGCCCGCGCCGCGGCGACAAAGCCGGTGCCCAAGGCCGCGATCGACGCGGTGAATGCCACGCTGGGTGATACCAGTGCCGAGGTCGGTACCGGCTCCGGCGGTGAGGTCTCCTTCCTGCGCGCACGGATGGCCAACGAAGTGCTGAAGGCGCAGACGGCGCGGGTGCGACTGGAGAAGATGAAGGGCGAGCTGGTGGATCGGGCGCGGGCCACGAACTCGGTCTTCGATCTGGCGCGCCGCGAACGCGATGCCTGGCTGAACTGGCCGCCGCGGGTGGCGGCGAACATGGCCGCGGAACTGGGTGTGGAAGCGCATGCGCTGGAGCAGGTGCTGGACCGGTTCCTGCGCGCGCATCTGGTGGACATGGCCGAGGTCAAGATTGACCTTCGCTGAATTCGACGGCGCCGAGGACATCCGCCGGGCATGGCGCGACGGATTGGCGCCGGATCCCAGCCAGACGGTCAGTCAATGGTCGGACCGGCACCGGATCCTGTCCTCGCGCGCGGCCTCCGAAGCCGGGCCGTATCGCACCGATCGCACGCCCTATATGCGCGGGATCATGGATGCGCTGTCGCCCGCCGCTGGCGCTCGCCGCGTGGTGTTCATGAAAGCCGCGCAGGTGGGGGCAACCGAGGCCGGCAACAACTGGATCGGCTTCTGCATCCATCGCGCGCCGGGGCCGTTTCTGGCGGTGCAGCCCACGGTCGATCTGGCCAAGCGCCTGTCGCAGCAGCGGATCGACCCGCTGATCGAGGAAAGCCCGGATCTTCGGGCGCTGGTGATGCCGTCGCGCTCAAAAGACAGCGGCAATACCATCCTCGGCAAGCGCTTCCCGGGCGGGCAGCTTATCCTGACCGGGGCCAACAGCGCGGTGGGCCTGCGCTCCATGCCGGCGCGCTGGGTGTTTCTGGACGAGGTCGATGCCTATCCGGGCGATATCGACGGCGAGGGCGATCCGATCGCGCTGGCCGAAGCCCGGACCATCAGCTTCGGGCATCGCAGCAAGGTGTTTCTGGCCTCGACGCCCACGGTGAAGGGGCTGTCGCGGATTGAACGGGAATACGAGATCTCGGACCAGCAGCGCTATCACGTGCCCTGCCCGCATTGCGGGGCGCTGCAGTGGCTGAAGTTCGACCGCCTGCGCTGGCAGCCGGGGCTACCGGAAACGGCGGAATATCATTGCGAGCACTGCGACGAGCCCATCGCCGAGCGGCACAAAACCGAGATGATGGACGAAGCCAATGGTGCACGTTGGCTGCCGACGGCCGAACCGGAGGTGCGGCGCCGGGCACAGGCGGCGGGGATCGTCGGCTTTCACATCAGCGGTCTCTATTCCCCGCTGGGCTGGCTCTCCTGGGCGGAGATCGCCCGGAACTGGGAGGCGGCACAGGGCAATGATGCCGCCCTGAAGACGCTGAAGAACACCGTGCTGGGCGAGACATGGCAGGAACGCGGCGAGGCGCCGGACTGGCAGCGGCTCTATGAACGGCGCGAGGATCGGCATCTGGGACAGGTGCCCGAAGGCGCGCTGATGCTGACCGCCGGGGCGGATGTGCAGCGCGACCGCATCGAGATCGACGTCTGGGGCTGGGGGCGCAATCTGGAAAGCTGGCTCGTGGACCATGTCGTTCTCGAAGGCGACACGGCACGCGAGGAGGTCTGGGCCGATCTCAGCGACTTCCTCGGTGAGACCTGGGAACATGCCGGTGGGGCACGCATGGCGCTGGCCCGGCTTGCGATCGACACCGGCGACGGCGCCACGACCGATGCGGTCTACAACTGGTGCCGCAAGATGGGACACGGGCAGGTCATCGCGGTGAAGGGCGTCGGTGGCTTCGACCGCGCAACGCCGGTGGATGGGCCGACCTATGTCGATGTCACCGAGGCTGGACGTCGCATCCGCCGCGGCGTGCGGCTCTGGAAGGTGGCCGGGGCGGTGTTCAAGTCGGAGACGTATCGGTTTCTGCGGCTGGCGGCACCGACGGACGAGGAGATCACCGACGGCACGGGATATCCCGCCGGCTTCGTGCACATCCCGCGCGGCACCACGGCGGAATGGACCAAGCAGCTGACGGCCGAGCAGCTGATGACGGTGAAGACCCGGCAGGGCTTCCAACGCCTCGAATGGCAGCAGACGCGGGACCGCAACGAGGCGCTGGATTGCCGGGTCTATGCCCGCGCCGCGGCCTGGCTGATGGGCATGGACCGCTGGAATGAGGACCGCTGGGAGGCACTGGCCGCGCAGCTTCTGCCCGGACGCACGGAAACGACAACGCTGCCGGCCGGACAGCCGCGACGGCCAAGAGATACCCCGCCCTCCCCCCGACCCTCGGGCTGGATGGGCGATCGCAGGAAAGGAAACTGGTTCTGATGGCCTGGACAGAGTCTGAGCTCGACGCCCTGCGCCGGGCCTATGCCGCGGGCACCACCCGTGTGTCGTACGACGGCAAGTCGGTCGAGTACGGCTCCGCCGCCGATCTCCTCGGCCGCATTCGCCTGATCGAGGGCGAGATGGCTGGTGCCGCTGGCCGTCCACGCCCGGTCGCCGGGTTCGCAGGCTTCCGCCGGAGCTGATGATGCCAGACAGCTCAAACCAGATCGCCCCGCGGGTTCGCTGGGGGCTGATGGATGCTGCGCTCTCCGCACTCGCGCCCCGGACGGCGGCGAAGCGCTACGCTGCCCGAGTGGCGATCAGCAATCTGCGCCGGGACTATGATGCCGCCGGCCGGGGGCGCGGCACAGCGGGCTGGAAGACCGGCGCCACGGCCGCGGATGCCGAGATCGCCGCCGATGGCCCGCTGCTGCGGCATCGCATGCGTGATCTGGTGCGCAACAATCCGATGGCGGCGCAGGCGGTGCAGGTGCTCGTGAACAATATCGTCGGCACCGGCATCCGGCCGCGGGCTGCGACGGGCGATGCGAGCCTGAACAGACAGGTCGATGCGCTCTGGAAACGCTGGGCGGCGGGCTGCGATCAGCATGGACACACCGATTTCCATGGCATCCTGGGGCTGGCCGTGCGCGAGATGATCGAGGGTGGCGACGTCTTCGCCATCCGGCGGAACGTGCGCGCAGCGAATGTCCGTGACGTGCCGCTGCGCATCGAGTTGCGCGAGGCGGACCATCTCGATGCCGGCCGCTTCGACAGCCTGGCCGACGGCGCCCGCATCAGTCAGGGCATCGAATATGATCGGAATGGCCGCCGCACCGGATACTGGATGTTCGCCGATCACCCGGGCGATACCGCGCCGGTGTTCTCGCGCCGCCTCGAATCCGCACGCCTGCCTGCCGATCGGGTCGCGCATCTCTTCGAACGCCAGCGGGTGCAGTCCCGCGGCGTGCCCTGGGGCACCCCGGCCATGCGGGCGATCCGCGATGTCGATGACTGGCAGCAGGCCGAGCTCGTGCGCAAACGCACCGAGGCCTGCCTCGTCGGCATCGTCTTCGGCGCGGACGAGGATCAGCAGTCCATCGCCCCGGTGGTCGAGGATGCCGCCGGCAACCGCATCGAGCAGTTCGAACCGGGCCTCATCGCTTATGCTCGCGGCGGCAAGGACATCAAGTTCAACCAGCCCGCCAGCACCGCCGGGGTCTATGAATGGCACCGCGTGCAGCTGCACATCATCGCCGCGGGTTTCCGCGTGCCCTACGCGCTGATGACCGGCGATCTCAGTCAGACCAGCTTCTCCTCCAGCCGGGTCGGCCTCAACGAGTTCCGCCGCATGGTCGAGCAGCTGCAGTGGCAGACCATCATCCCGATGTTCTGCGCGCCGATCTGGCGCTGGTTCGTGGATGCCGCGGTGATGGCCGGCCTGCTGCCCGAGGGCACCGAGATCCCCGCCGAGTGGGGCCCGCCGAAGTTCGAGAGCGTCAATCCGCTGCAGGATGCGCAGGCCGATCTGCTGGAGGTCCGCGCCGGCTTCTCCACCCTGCCGCAGCAGATCGCCCGACGCGGATATGATCCCGACGAGGTCTTGGCCGAATGGGCGGGCTTCGCCACCAAATCCGACGCCGCCGGCCTCGTCTTCGACAGCGACCCGCGCAAGGTGACCAAGGGCGGCTTGGTGCAGACCGCCGATCCGGCGACCGCGACATCATCGCCGACCGGCGCAGAAGAACAGGACTGACCCATGCCCCAAGACCAGATCATCGACCTGCCCGTGATCGGGCGGGCCGGTTCCCTGCAGGCTGTCGACGAGGCAGCGCGGACCTTCGAGGTCCTCTGGACCACCGGCGCGCAGGTGCGCCGCTATTCCTGGGCGCGGGACGAGGAATTCGACGAAGAGCTTGTCGTCTCGCCGAATGCCATGCGCCTCGATCGCCTGAACGGCGGCGCGCCGTTCCTGAACTCGCATGCTTCATACAGCCTGCGGTCCATCCTCGGTGTGGTCGAGGACGGCTCGATCCGCATCGAGGCCGGCCGCGCCTTTGCCCGCATCCGGCTGTCGGAACGCGACGAGGTCGAGGATATCTGGCGCGACATCAAGGCGGGCATCATCCGCAATGTCTCGGTCGGCTACCGCGTGCACCGCTTCGAACGCGTCGCCAGGGCCGATCGCAGCGACGGCGGCGCCCGCGCGCTCTACCGCGCCGTCGATTGGGAGCCGCTGGAGATCAGCGCCGTCGCCATCGGCGCCGATGCAGCCGCCGGCATCCGGGCTGAACGCGATGACCGGGAAACCCGCCTGCACCCCTGCACCATCACCACGAGAGGAACCACCATGCCCCAGACCGATCCGGCCGTCGTCGAGGACCGCGACGATCCCTCGGCCCGCCACGCCGATCCCGCACCGCAGGCGCCGGCCGCGCCTCCTCCTTCCCAAACCGCGCCCGACGCCGATACCATCCGTGCCGAAGAACGCCGCCGCAGCGCCGATATCATGGCGCTGTGCCGCCGCGCGGGCCTCGCTGATATGGCCGATGACCTGATCGCCCGTGGGGTTACCATCGATGACGCCCGCGCCGCCGTCCTCGACAAGCTGGTCGACAGCGACCCTGCAGGGCGCACGGCCGAGCCCGCCCCGGCGCAGGCCAGCGGCAGCGGCGCGGCCGAGATCGCCTATCGCGATGCCGTCTCGAACGCCCTGCTGCACCGCCACAATCCCGGCGCCCATGCGCTGGAGGCAGGCGCCCGCGAGTTCCGCGGTCTCACCCTGCTGGAAATGGCCCGCCACGCCATCGAACGTCGCGGCGGCAGCACGCGCGGCCTCTCGAAGATGGAGGTCGCCCGCACCGCCTTCGAGCAGCGCGCCACCGGTTATCACTCGACCAGCGATTTCCCGGCCATCCTCGCCAATGTCGCCAACACCACGCTGCGGCAGGCCTATGCATCGACGCCACGCACCTTCGGGGCCTGGGCCCGGCGCGCGACCATCACCGACTTCAAACCGGTGCAGCGCACCCAGCTCGGCGGCGCGCCCGATCTGCAGCGCGTGCTCGAGTCAGGTGAGTTCCAGTACGGCACCATCGGCGAGGGCCGCGAGGTCTATGCACTCGCCACCTATGGCCGCATCGTCGCCATCACCCGGCAGGTGCTGATTAACGACGATCTCGATGCCTTCACCCGCCTGCCGGCCTCCTTCGGCGCCTCGGCCGCCGATCTCGAATCCGACATCGTCTATTCGATCCTGATGCAGAACCCAGCCATGGGCGATGGCAAGGCGCTGTTCCACGCCGATCACAACAACATGGGTACGGCATCCAGCATCTCGGAAACGGCGCTGGCCTCCGCCTACCGTGCCTTCGGTCAACACAAGGGTCTGGAGGACCGGCTGATCTCGATCCTGCCGCGCTGGATCCTGACGCCCCCCGGCCCGCGCGCGATCGAGGCGCGCAAGCAGGTCACCGCCACCACGCCGTCCAGCACCGCCGAGGTCAACACCTTCTCCGGCCGGCTCGAGGTGATCGAAGAACCGCGCCTGATCCCGGCCAGCGGGCAGGATCCGTGGTTCCTCGCCGCGGATCCCGCGCGCATCGACACCGTCGAATACGCCTATCTCGACGGGCAGGAGGGTGTCTTCACCGAGACCCGCACCGGCTTCGAGGTCGACGGCCTCGAGATCAAGGCCCGCCACGACTTCGCCGCCAAGGCCATCGACTGGCGCGGGCTCTACCGCAATCCGGGCGCCGCGCCGGCGTGATCGTCGCAACATAGAGAGAGAGGACAGCCTCATGAAGAACTTTATTGCGCAGGGCGATTTCATCAACGTCCCCACCGACGAGCTGGTCCTCGGTGGCAGCATCATCGGCGGCACCGGCTATCTGCTCGGCGGTGGCCTGTTCGGCGTCGCGACCACGACCGTCGAGGTACCCGGCATGGATGCCGGGAAGGAATGTGTGCTGGCCCTGACCGGTGTCTTCGATCTGCCGAAGGCGCCGTCGCAGGCCTGGTATGTGGGCGCCCGCATCTACTGGGATGGCGCAGCCAGCCAGGCGACGACCACCGAGACAGAATACTACATCGGCATCGCGGTTCTCGCGACCGGCGCCACGGCGGCCGAGATCACTGGCCGGGTCCGGCTGAACGGGATCGCGGTCTGATGGAGGGGTTTGAACGCGCGCTGACCCGGGTCTTCGCCGATCCGAACATGGCAACGGACGGGCTCTGGCTGAAGAGCGGTGCGGAACCGGCTACCCCGATCCGCCTGATCCGCAAGGCACCGGACGAGGTGACGAGCTATGGCAGTGCACGGGTCTGGTCGGAAACGCTGCGGGCGGATGTGATGGTGTCACAGATGCCCGATCCCGCGCCAGGCGACAGGATCAGCATCGGGACAGACATCTGGGAGGTGCAGGGCAAACCTGTCCGTGATCGCGAGCGACTGATCTGGACGATGGACCTGCGACCGGCATGAGGATCGCGTAGTGAAGCTCTCGGCCTCCTTCACCGATCTGGCCGCGCTGATGCAGGCCGAGATCGACGCCGGAGAGAAAGCGGTGACGGCGGCTGTGAAGGATGCCGGCATCGCCCTGCGCGACGACTGGCGCAACCAGATCACCCGTGCCGGTCTCGGACCGCGGGTGGCGCGCACGATCCGATCCGCCACTTATCCGAAAGGACGCGACAGCCTCAATGCTGCCGCCATGGTCTGGTCGCGGGCCCCGGCGATCGTCGAGGCGCACAATACCGGCCCCCTCATCCGCTCGGCCGATGGCTTCTGGCTGGCGATCCCGACCGAGGCTGCGGGCAAGAGCCGCCGCGGTGGTCACATCACGCCGCTGGAATGGGAACAGCGGACCGGACTGCGCCTACGCTTCATCTACCGCCGCACCGGTCCCAGCCTGCTGATCGCCGAGGCCCGGATCAACAAGGGCGGACGTGCGGTGCGCTCCCGCTCGAAGACCGGCCGTAATGTCGCCTCCGTGCCGATCTTCCTGTTGGTGCCGCAGGTCCGGCTTCGGAAACGACTGGATCTGGAGAAACCGGCGCGGGCGGCACTCGCCGCCCTGCCCGCGGCGATCGTGCGGCGCTGGAGCCGGATCACATGACCACGCGGCGCGAGGAGGTGCTGAAGGCGCTCCATGCCCGGCTGCTGCTGATCCCGGGCGGCGTCACCATTCTGCGCAATGCGGTGCTTCCGGAGCGGATCCCGGAGGCCGGTCTCGTCATCCTGCGCGATGGCACCCCCGGCAGTCCGGACACGACCCTGTCACCGCTGCGCTATCACTGGCAGCACCGCGTCGAGATCGAGGTGTTCCTGCGCGCCGGCGATCTCGATGACCGGTTCGATGCGCTGACGGCCGCGATCGGCCGCGTCCTCATCACCCATCGCAGCCTCGGCGGCATCTGCGACTGGATTGAGGCGGACGCGCCCGAACCCGCTGACCTGCCAATCGACGGTGCCGGCACCATCCGCGCCGCCGTGCTGATCGTAACGCTGCACTACACCACCACTGATCCGCTCATCTAATAGCGGAGCATATCCATGAACTGCTTCTCGTCTAATTCCTCAGCGCCGAGGAGCTTCCCATGCAAGCGACGCTTCCCGGGCGTCGCTCCGACGACAACATAAGTTGTTGAGGTGCCAACCCGACCAACCACCGCGCCTCCGCGACTACGCACGGCTTCCTGCGCCTCAGCGCGTGAAAGATGTTCCAGTTGCCCGGAGAAAACAAACTCAAGTCCGTCAAATGGCATGTCGGTCATCGACAGCGCCTCCCCATACTCACTGTTCCACTATGCAAATAAATGAAGTTGAGAGGATATCCCATGGCCCGAGCCCAGGGAGCGCGATCGCAGCTGGCGGTCGCGTTCGAAACCACCTACGGCACGCCGCCCGCCACCGGCTTCACCCGCCTGCCCTTTGCGAGCTCCACCCTCAGCGCCGAACAGCCGCTGCTGTCCTCGGAACTGCTGGGCTATGGACGCGATCCGCTGGCCCCGATCAAGGATGCGATCACCGCCGATGGCGATCTGACCGTGCCGTTGGACGCCGCCTCGATCGGCTTCTGGCTAAAGGCGGCATTCGGCGAGCCGGAAACCACCGGCGACGGCCCCTTCACGCATACCTTCCGCTCCGGCAACTGGTCGCTGCCCTCGATGGCGATCGAGACCGGCATGCCCGAAGTGCCGCGTTTTGCCATGTATAGCGGCGTGATGCTGAACCAGCTGTCCTGGACCCTGCAGCGCTCGGGCCTGCTGACCGCCACCATGGGGCTGATCGCGCAGGGCGAGACGGTGTCCCCGGTCTCGCAGGCCGGGACGCTGGCCGATCTCGATCAGGCGCGCTTCGGACATTTCAACGGCGCGGTGGCCCGCAACGGCACCGCCCTCGGCAATGTCGTCTCGGCGCAGGTGACCTACAGCAACAACCTCGACCGCATCGAGACCATCCGCGCCGACGGCATGATCGACGGCGCAGATCCGACCATCGCTGCGCTCACCGGTCAGATCGAGGTGCGTTTCGCCGACAGCACGCTGGTCCAGCAGGCCATCGACGGTGCGCCCTGTTCGCTGGAGTTCGCCTATGCCCTGCCCAGCGACCAGAGCCTGACGCTGACGGCGCATGCCGTCTATCTGCCGCGCCCGCGCATCGAGATCAGCGGCCCGGCGGGCGTGCAGGCGACCTTCGACTGGCAGGCGGCCCGGGATCCGGTGGCCGGCCGCATGGCCACCGTCACACTCATCAACGACATCGAAGGTTACTGACCCATGATCCGACTGAACCTCTCCAACGATCCGCGCTGGCTCGACCTTGGCGCCGGCCTGCGCCTGCAGGTGGCACCGATCACCACCGCGATCATGGCTGCCGCCCGCAGCGACATCGCCGGGTCCGATGCGTCCGAGGACATGGCGCAGGAGGCCCTCGCCGTCATCATGGCCAAGGCCGTGGCGCGGCGGGTGATCCTCGATTGGGAAGGCGTAGGCGACGAGGCCGGAAATGCTGTGCCCGTCACGCCCGACGGCATCGACGCCCTGCTCGACATCTGGCCGGTCTTCGAGGCTTTCCAGCGCGACTTCCTCGCCCCTCATCTGATGCTCGAGCAGGAAAAAAACGCCTTCGCGCCCTCGCCGACTGGCAGTTCGGCGGCGGCGATCAATACTGCGCCGCCTGCCCCGGGCTCTGCAAAGACTGCCCCGCGCGCATGAACGCGCCGATGTCGGTGGAAGGCTGGCAGGTCTGGGATCTGGCCGGACGGCTCTCGGGCCAGCTGCGCGCCATTCCCGGCGCCGTCCTCGGCTGGGACATGGGAGCGGCACTGGCGCTTGGCGCGGCCCTCCGCATACCCGCCCTCGCCATCGCGGAACTGCTGCCGGTGATCGAGGCCGAGATGATCCGCCGCACCAATGAACGCATCAGCCGCGATCAGGACAATCACCATGGCTGAGAAGAAGGTCTCCGTCCGGCTCGTGGCCGAGAACGGCCGGCAGGTGCGGGCCGAGCTGCAAGGCGTCGGCGAGGCCGGGGCCAAGTCCTTCCGCCGCATGTCGGCCGAGGTCGACACCGCCGGCATCATGCTCCAGCGTCTTGCCGGCATCGCCGCCGGAGCCTTCAGCCTGCGACAGATCCAGCACTATGCGGACCAATGGACCGACCTGCGCTCCCGGGTCGATCTTGCCACCGGCTCGCAGGAACGCGGCGCGCTGGTGATGGAACGGCTGGCGGCGATGGCGCGGCGCACCTATTCCGATCTCGGCCAGACCACCGAGTCCTGGCTCTCGAATGCCACGGCTTTGCGCGAGCTGGGCCTTTCGACCGCCGAGAGCCTCGATTTCACCGAGGCACTGAACAACGCCATGGTGGTCTCAGGCGCCCGCGCCGAACGCGCGGCCTCGGTTCAGAATGCGCTCTCGAAGGCCATGGCCCTCGGCGTGCTTGCCGGCGACGATCTGAACACCGTCATCCAGTCCGGCGGCCGGCTGGCGGAACTGCTGGCCGAGGAGCTTGGGACGACGGTCTCCGGTCTGCGGGCGCTCGGCTCCACCGGCACCATCACCGGAGATGTCATCCGCACCGCGCTGCTCGGCAATCTGGAGCAGCTGCGCGAAGAGGCCGACAGCATGCCGGCCACGATCGGCGACGCCTTCACCCTGATCGGCAATGCCGCGCTGCGCCTCGTCGGCACATGGGATCAGATGACGGGCGCCTCATCGTCCGTGGCCGACGTGCTGATCATGGTCGCCGACAATATCGATCGGCTGACCGGCATCGCCACGGCCTTCGCCGCCTTCATGGCCGGCCGCTGGGTTGCCGCCTTCGTCGCGGCCCGCATCGCCACCTTCAGCCTTGCCACCGCGCTCACCGCCCTGCGCGTGGCGCTGATCCGCACCGGCATCGGTGCCCTGATCGTCGCCGCGGGCGAGCTGATCCATCAGTTCACGCAGCTGGTGGGCAAGGTCGGCGGCATCGGCAAAGCCTTCAGGCTGCTGGGCGGCATCGCATTGGAGGTGGCGCAGCGCATCGGTCTCGCGTTCCAGAGCGGCTTCGCGCTGCTCGCCGCGGGCTGGGAGGGCTATCGCGCGCTGGTCTTCACCGTGCTGGATCTGATCGTCGGCGGCACCGTGACCGCGGTCGATCGCACCGTCGCCGTCTGGTCCGGCGCCTTCGAGAGCGTCAAGGCGATCTGGGGTCGTCTGCCGGGTGCGATCGGGGATTTCGCGTTTCAGGCGGCGAACGGCCTGATCAGCGGCATCGAGGCGATGCTGAACGGCGTCGTCACCCGCATCAACAGCTTCATCGCCGCCATCAACGGCGCGCTGGAGATGCTGCCCGACTGGGCCGTAGGCGAAGGCGGCGCGCAGATCGGGAGGCTCGATGCCTTTAGTCTTGGCCGCATCGACAATCCCTTCGCGGGCTCGGCCTCCGAGGCGGGTACCGCCGCGGCCGATGCCTTCGCCGGGGCCTTCGGGCGGACCTATGTCGAGGCACCGGATATCTTCGGCGGCCTGGCGGATGAGGCAGCGGGTCGCGCCGGTGCCTGGCTGGATCAGTCCCGTGCCCTCGGCGCGGCCGCGACGCGTCCGCTCGAGAGCTGGCAGGCGCTGCAGGAGGCGATCGCCGCCGGCAGCGATGAGGGCACGGACGTACTGAACGATGCCGCGGCCGGGGCCGGTCGTGTGACTGACGCGCTGGACAGCGCTGCGGGCGCGGGCCGTCGCGCCGGTGCCGCCGGAAAGCAGGCCGGACAGGACGCAAAGGCCAGCGCCGATCAGGCGAAGCAGGGCTGGGACGCGGTCGCGGCCTCGCTCTCGGATTATGCCACCAGCGCGCGGGACATGGGCGGCAGCATCGGTAGTGCGCTGACCGGCGCGTTTCAGGGCGCGGAGAATGCGGTCGGCGAATTGGTCAGGAACGGCAAGGCCTCGATGCGGGATCTGGCCACATCGGTGATTGCGGATTTCGCGAAGATCGGTGCGCGGCGGTTCCTGCTCGGGCCGCTAGCCGGTGCCCTCGGGGGCCTGACCGCCGGGATGGGAGGCGGCAGCATCTTCGCCAGCGTGCTGCATGCCGGTGGCATGGTCGGCGCCGGCGGCACCGGGCGATCCGTGCCGGCCGCGGCCTTCGCCCATGCGCCGCGCATGCAGTCCGAGGGACCGTGGCCCCAGTGGGGCCGCGTAAGCCCGAAGGACGGTGGCTGGGCCGGGCTGCGCTCCGACGAGGTGCCGGCGATCCTGCAGCGCGGGGAACGCGTGCTGTCGCGCCGCGAAGTGGCGAACGGCAGCGGCGTCACCGTCAACATCCATTCCCGCGATGCCGAGAGCTTCCGGCAGTCGCGGGCGCAGATTTCCGCAGACATCGCCCGGGCCGTCGCCATGGGCAGGAGGGGCATGTGAGCGCATTCCACGAGATCCGGTTTCCGGACACTATCAGCCGCGGCGCCCGCGGCGGGCCGGAGCGACGCACGCAGATCGTCACGCTGGCCTCAGGTGATGAGGAGCGGAACGCCAGCTGGGCTAATTCGCGGCGCCGCTATGATGTCAGCTACGGCATCCGGCGTGCCGATGATCTCGCCGCAGTGGTGGCCTTCTTCGAGGCCCGAAACGGTCGCCTGCACGGCTTCCGGTTCAAGGACTGGTCGGATCATCGCTCCGGCGCGCCGTCACAGGCGGTGTCCGCGACGGACCAGCTGATCGGCACGGGTGACGGCACGACCGTGGTTTTCCAACTGGTGAAGCAGTACAGATCCGGAGCGCAGGGCTGGGTGCGCACGATCACCAAGCCGGTCGCCGGGACAGTGCGGATCGCGGTGAATGGCACCGAGCGCAGCAGCGGCTGGTCCGTCGATCCCGCCACCGGCCGGGTCACCTTCAGTACCGCCCCTGCGGCGGGCGCGACGATCACCGCAGGCTTCGAGTTCGACGTACCGGTGCGCTTCGACAGCGATGCGATGGATGTGACACTGGACATCGAGCGGCTGGGCTCGATCACCTCGATCCCGCTGGTGGAGCTCCGGCGATGAAGCGCGTCAGCCCTGCCCTGCAGGCGCATCTCGACAGCGGTGCCACCACCCTCGCGTGGTGCTGGAAGGTCATCAGATCGGACGATGTCAGTTTCGGCTTCACCGATCATGATTTATCACTGACCTTCGGCGGCCTCAGCTTTGAACCGGAAAGCGGCTTTGCCGCAGCCGAGATCCGGTCCGGCTCCGATCTCTCGGTCGATGCACAGGATGCCGAAGGCGCGCTCAAGTCCGACCGCATCACCGAGACCGACATTCTCGACGGCCGTTGGGACAATGCGCTGGTCGAGGTCTGGCGGGTGAACTGGCAGGACGTGCAGCAACGCGTGCTGATGCGCCGCGGCGCCATCGGCGAGCTGCGCCGCGGCCGGCTGTCCTTTGTGGCCGAAGTCCGCAGCCTGTCGCATCTGCTCGGCCAGACTGTCGGCCGGGTATTCCAGGGCACCTGCGATGCCGCCCTTGGCGATGGGCGCTGCCGGGTGAATGTGGAGGATGCGGCCTTCACCGGGACAGGCAGCGTCGATGCCCTGTTGCGTGATCGCGCTTTCACCACCACGGATCTGACGGGTTTCGTGGCAGACTGGTTTTCCTTCGGATCGCTGACATGGACCAGCGGCGCCAATGCTGGCAGGTCTGCAGAGATCAGTCAGCATGAGGTGAGCGGCAGTGCCGTCACCCTGACGCTGCTGGAAGCCCCGGTGCGCGGCAGCATCGCCATGGGGGACACGTTCCGCATCCATGCCGGCTGCGACAAACGCCTCGAGACCTGCCGTGCCAAGTTCGGCAATGCCATCAACTTCCATGGCTTTCCACATATCCCCGGACAGGATGCAATCATGCGCTATGCCAGGTCCGGCGGGCGCAATGACGGCGGTGTGCTGTGATGCCGGCTGCTCTCGTCGCTGGGGATGCTGCCCGCGTCGTCGCGGCTGCGCGGCTCTGGCTGGGAACGCCCTATCATGACCAAGCCAGTCTGCGCGGCGTCGGCTGCGACTGCCTCGGCCTGATCCGCGGCGTCTGGCGCGACATCGTCGGCCGGGAAGCGCTGCCGGTGCCGGCCTATCCGCGCGATTGGGGAGAGACCGGGCCGACCGAGGTTCTGGCCGCTGCGGCACAGCAGGTGCTGCTGCCGATCGACGTCGGGGAGGCCGGTCCGGGGGCGGTAGTGCTGTTCCGCATGCGGGCCGGTGCCATCGCCAAGCATTGTGGCATCCTGACGGACGGCGGCCGCTTCATCCACGCCTATGAGCGTCTCGGCGTCATCGAGGAGCCGCTGACCCCCGCCTGGCGGCGGCGCATCGCCTTCGCCTTCCTGTTCCCCGGCGGCGCGGCCGGCACATCCTCACGAGAGATCTGATCATGGCCACCATCGTTCTGGGCGCCGTCGGCACCGCCATCGGCGGGGGCTTCGGTGGCGCTGTGCTGGGCTTCTCCGGTGCCGCCATCGGCGGCATGATCGGCTCCACCGTCGGCAGCATGGTCGACAGCTGGATCGTCTCCTCGATGGTGCCGGGGCAGCGCATCGAGGGCCAGCGTCTCGACAGCCTGCGCCTGACCTCGGCCACCGAAGGCGTGGTCATCCCGCGGCTCTACGGCCGCATGCGCATCGGCGGCAACGTCATCTGGGCCACGGATTTCCGCGAAGCGGTCAGCACGCGGAAGCAGGGCGGCGGCAAGAGTGGCGGGCCCAAGGTCACCACGACCGAGTACAGCTATTTTGCGTCTTTCGCCGTTGCTCTGACGGAGGGCGCAATCACCGGTATCGGCCGCATCTGGGCCGATGGCGAGATCCTTGATCTAAAGGACGTCACGTGGCGCTGGTATCCGGGTGATGAGACCCAGACGCCCGATCCGTTCATTGCCACCAAGATAGGCTCGGATGCCACTCCGGCCTATCGCGGCACCGCCTATGTCGTGTTCGAGGATCTGCCGCTGGCGGGGTTCGGCAATCGCCTGCCGCAGTTGTCCTTCGAGGTGTTCCGGGCCTTGGCCGATCCCGACACCGCCGAGGGGCTGGTGCCGGCGGTGACGATGATCCCGGCCTCGGGCGAGTTCGCCTATGCCACCTCCATCGTGCGCAAGGCCGAAGGCGGCGCCGAGAACGTCAATGTCATGGCCGGCACCGCCGACATGACCGTGTCGCTCGATCGGCTCGAGGCGATGGTGCCCGCGGCGCAGTCGGTGTCGCTGGTCGTGTCGTGGTTCGGCGATGATCTGCGCTGCGGACAGTGCAGCATCCGGCCCAAGGTGGAGATGGCCGAGAAGAACACCACACCAGCCTGGTCGGTGGACGGCATCTCGCGCAGTGCCGCCCGCGTGGTCAGCCAGGACGCCGAAGGCCGCTCGATCTACGGCGGCACGCCGGCGGATTTTTCGGTGATCGAGGCCATCCGCGCCCTGAAGGCGCGCGGCCATCGCATTACCTTCTATCCCTTCCTGATGCTCGACATCCCAACCGGCAACGCCCTGCCCGACCCGTACTCGGATCATGCCGCAGCGATCGGTCAGGCTGTCCTGCCATGGCGGGGGCGCATCACCTGTTCGCCGGCAGCCGGGTTGGCCGCATCCGTCGACAAGACACCTGCCGCCACGGATCAGGTCGCGGGTTTCTTCGGCCGCGCGCAGCCCTCGGATTTCGCTGTGACCGACACCACCGTCACGTGGCGCGGCCCTTCCGATGACTGGGGCCTACGCCGGATGATTCTGCACAACGCTCATCTATGCGCACAGGCCGGCGGCGTCGATGCCTTCCTGATCGGATCCGAGATGCGCGGGTTGACCCAGATCAGATCGGCCGCCGCCAGCTATCCGGCCGTGGCGCAGTTCCGGTCGCTGGCCGCTGCCGTGCGCCAGATCCTCGGGCCGGAGACGAAGATCAGCTATGCCGCCGACTGGTCGGAATATTTCGGGCATCTCCCAAGCGATGGCAGTCGGGACGTCCATTTTCACCTCGACACGCTCTGGGCCGATCCGAACGTGGATTTCATCGGTATCGACAATTACATGCCCTTGTCCGACTGGCGCGAAGGCTGGGATCATCTCGACGCGCGGGCATGGCCGTCGATCTGCGACCGCGGCTATCTGCAGAGCAATATCGCCGGCGGCGAAGGGTTCGCCTGGTTCTATGCCAGTGCGGCCGATCGCGCAGGGCAGGTCCGCACGCCGATCAGCGATGGAGCTCATGGCAAGCCTTGGGTGTTCCGCTTCAAGGATCTGAAAGCGTGGTGGTCGAACCAGCATGTCGACCGGCCCGGCGGGATCGAAGCCGGTGCGCCGACAGCATGGATCCCGCAATCGAAGCCGATCCGCTTCACCGAGCTCGGCTGCCCGGCCATCGACCGCGGCAGCAATCAGCCCAATGTTTTCTACGACCCGAAGTCATCGGAAAGCTTCCTGCCGTATTTCTCGCGCGGCTGGCGCGACGATGCCATCCAGCGGGCCTATCTCGAGGCCACTTATCTGTTCTGGGGCAATCCTGCGAGCAATCCTACATCCTCCGGTTATGCCGGCCGCATGGTGGATGTCGCCGAAAGCGCCGCCTGGACATGGGATGCCCGACCCTACCCGTTCTTTCCGGAACTTGCCGACATCTGGTCGGACGGTGACAATTGGCGGCTGGGACACTGGCTGACCGGACGGCTGGGTGCGGTCTCGCTTGCGGCACTGGTCCGTCACCTCTGCCTGCGCGCCGGGATGCGGGAAGACTGGATCGACGTGTCGGGTCTGACCGGCGCCTGCGACGGCTTCGTCATCAACGCGCTGGAAGCGCCGCGCACCTCGATCACCGGGTTGGCGCGGCATTTCGGCTTTGATGCTGTCGAGAGCGAGGGCGTGATCCATTTCGTCATGCGCGGCCGGGCGCCGGTGGCCACGGTGTCGCCGGATGACATGGTCGCGATCGGTGGAAGTGCTGGAAGCAGCGGCGAGGTCATGGATCTGACCCGCGGGCAGGAAACCGAACTGCCGCAGGCGCTGAAGTGGCAGGTGGCGCGCGCCGACGAGGACTATGACGCCCTGACCGTCGAAGCGCGGCGCATCACCGTGGACGCGAGCCGCGTCGCTTCGGACAGCTTCGCAATCGCCGTGCCGACCGAGGAGGCCGATCGCCGCTGCCGCCGGGCGCTGATGGAAGCCTGGACCGGCCGCGAGACCGGTACCTTCCGCCTGCCGCCCTCGCGGCTGGCGCTGGATCCGGGCGATGTCGTGCATCTCGATCATGACGGCCGGCGGGCGGAGATGCGCATCCTGTCGATCGCCGATGCCGAGGCCCGCGCCATCGAGGCCATCCGGCAGGAGCGCGACAATTACGATCTACCGCCCGGCAGCCCGCGGCCCGCCGTGCTGGCGCGACCGGTGGTGTTCAGCCCGCCGGATGTGGCTTTCCTTGACCTGCCGCAATTGCGTGAGGATCAGGCACCGCATCAGCCGCTGCTGGCGGCCTATGCCAGACCGTGGCCCGGCACCATGGCAGTCTGGCGCAGCTTCGAGGCGTCCGGTTTCGATCTGATGACCACGTTCAGCAGCCGGGCGCGGATGGGGATATTGGCCGCGCCGCTACATGCTGGCCCGACCTCCCGCTTCGATCACGGCAATCAGATCTATGTCGACATGATCGACGACACGCTGGAGAGCGTCACCGACCTGCGGCTCTTCGCCGGTGAGAACGCCATGGCGGTGGCGCAGCCGGGTGGCGGCTGGGAGATCCTGCAGTTCGGCCGGGCTGAGCTGATCGCAGCGGGGCGCTATCGTCTTACGCGGCTGCTGCGCGGTCAGCGCGGCACGGAGAGTGACATGGCGCCCGTCGTCGCGCCCGGCGCCCGGGTGGTGATGCTGGACGAACAGCTGACCGCCCTGCCCGTCCCCGAGGCCGATCTCGGCCTGCCGGCGAACTGGCGCATCGGCCCGGCCTCTGAGCCGGTCAGCGATGCCAGCTATACCGCCGCCTCCCTCACGCCCGCCGGCATCGGCCTGTGCCCCTTTGCGCCGGTGCATGTTGCGCAACCATGGCGCTGCGGCCGCGAGCCGGGCGATCTGATAATCCGCTGGGTCCGCCGCGACCGCGCACTGGCCGCAGACAGCTGGAACGCCGCCGCCATTCCGATGTCCGAGGCGACAGAGGCATGGCAGGTGGATATCGTGATCGGTGGCACCGTGATGCGAACGCTGAGCAGCCCGACTGCTTCTGCAACCTACACGGCGGCGCAGCAGAAAGACGACCTCGACCGCCTGCTGGCCCCCGGCGACAACGTCGATGTCCGTATTGCCCAGATCGGTCAAGCCTATGGGCAGGGCACGGCGGCAATCACCACCCTCTGGTTCTGATCTTCAGGAGACAATCCCATGTCCGAGACCACGGCGCATCTGGCGCTGCCCTTTCTCATGGCCGCACAGGCGCAGAAGCATGTCACCCATAACGAAGCCCTGCGCATGCTCGACAGCATGGTGCAGCTCTCAGTGCTGGACCGGCATCTGACCGCACCGCCCGCGGTGCCAGCCGAAGGCGCGCGCTACATCGTGCCGGCGAATGCCACCGCGCTCTGGGCGGGCTGGGGAAACAGCGTCGCCTGCTGGCTCGACGGGGCCTGGACGCGCTTCATGCCGGCACCCGGCTGGCTGGCCTGGGTCGTCGATGAGGCGCAGGTGCTGGTCTGGATCGGTTCGGCCTGGGTGCCGATGATCTCGGCCATGGGCTTTGTCGCGCAGGGCGCTGCGGTGGCCGTGGCCAAAGGGCCTGATGGCGGCACTACCGGCATGGCAGTCACCGAACAGACCCTGTCGGGGCTATCGGGCGCCAGCCGCGACAGTGCAATCGTCATTCCGGACCGTGCCATCGTCCTCGGCGTCTCCTCCCGCACCGTCACCGCCGTCACCGGCGCCACCTCCTATGACTGCGGCATCGCCGGTGAACCGGCAAAATTCGGCGGCTCGTTGGGCGTGGCCGCCGGCAGCACCAATCGCGGCGTCATCGGTCCGCAGGCCTTCTATGCCGACACGAAGATCCGCCTCACCGCCCGCGGCGGCAACTTCACCGGCGGCGCGGTCCGCATTGCCATTCATATGCTGACCGTGGGCCTGCCGTCGTGAAGCTGTCGGACGTTCTACTGCAGCATGGCCGGGCGCTGGAATGGATGACCAGCGCGATGCTCTTGGCCTTCGCCGTCACCTTGGCCCTGCCCGGGGATACGCTGGCCGCCAGCCCGAGCTTCGCCAGCTTCGTCAGTGCCGGTCTCGACGAGGCGGCGCTGGCCATGCCGATCTCATGGATCGCCGCCATGCGCATGGCCGGGCTCTATGTGAACGGGGCATGGCGCAGATCGCCGCTGCTCAGGATGATCGGCGCGGTGCTGGGCGTCGGGGTGTTCGCGTTCCTCGCGACCATGTTCGCCCTGCCTTGGTTGACCGGGCAGCAGAGCGCGCTCGGCATCGGCGCCGGCGTCTATGCGGTCGCCTGCCTCTTCGATCTTCTCGCAGCCTACAGGACCGGTGCCGATGTTGGACATTCTGAACGGCTTGGATGAGGCCGCATGGGCCGGCCTGACCGCCCTCACGCTGGCGATCATCGGCGCGATCGGCGCGGTGCTGAAGGGCATGCGCCGCCATCCAGCCGAGACCGGCCAGCCGGTCATCGATCCCTTCGCCGGCTTCACCGCAGAGATCAAAGCGCTGGCGGAAAGTCAGGACACCACCGCGCTTGATGCCGATCGCCGCTTCGATCGCATCGACCGCGAGCTGGCCCGCATCCACACCGATACGCAGGTCATCCGCGAACGGTCCATACCACGCTGAGCGCACCGTCGACACTCCGCACGACCAGACCCAGCCGCAGTCCCCGATCCGGGGGCTGCGGCATTTTCACATGGAGATCCCGCATGACTTTCTATCAGCATTGGCGCAACGTCCCGGGCTCGGTATGGCGCTGGCCCGACTTTTCACCCGCCGAGATCGCCTGCCGCGGCACCGGCCGGCTTCTCGTCAACGAGAACGCGCTCGACCGGCTGCAGGCGCTGCGCACCGTCCTCGGCCGACCGATGATCGTCAATTCCGCCTATCGCAGTCTCGAGCACAACGCCCGCGTCGGAGGCGCCCCCAAATCGCAGCATGTGCAGGGCGCGGCCTTCGACATTTCCATGGCCAACCACGATCCGGCCGACTTCATCGCCGCCGCCCGCAGGACCGGTTTCCGCGGCATCGGCACCTATCCGCGCTCGAACTTCGTCCATATCGACATCGGCCCCACCCGCAGCTGGGGCGCGCCATTTCCGCCTCGCGTCTCGCGCTTCGCCGCCGACAGACCGCCCACGCGCGAACAGCTGGCGGAAAGCCGGACCATGAAAGGCGGCGGCACCGCCGGCGTGGCTACGATCGGCGCCGCCGGCATCGAGGTCCTGCAGGACAGCCTCGCCGAGGCACAGGGTTCCGTGCAGGCTTTGGTACCTTATCTCGATACTTTCCGCTGGCTCTTCATCGCGCTGGCGCTGGCCGGGATCGCGCTGACGATCCACGCTCGGCTCGATGACTGGCGGCGTGGCCAGCGATGATTGCTGCCCTCGCCTTGTGGCGGCGCACCCTGCCTTGGCTGGCGCTGATCGCCGCCATCCTTCTCTTCATGATCAGTGCACGGAGGTCCGGCGAACAGGTCGGCCGCGCCGCCGAACGCCTGCACAGCACGGAAAGGACGAATGATGCGCTACGCCGGATGCTGGAGGCCGGGGCGGATCGCCCCTGTGATCGCGATGACCTTGCTCGGCGCCTGCGGGATGGCCGGTTCTGAGCATCGCGCCTGCCCGCCGGTGGTGGAGTATTCGGCCGAGGAACAGCAGCGGGCGGCGGCGGAGGTCGAGGCGCTGCCGCAGGGGTCTGTCGTGTCAGGCATGATGGCGGATTACCATGTGCTGCGGCAGCAGGCGAGGGCTTGCCGGCTGTAGTGACCTTTGTTCGATTGTGAAGTGGAAGGCGAGAAAGCCGTAACTCGCTGCGGATCGAAGACTAAATACTCTGAGTGGGCAATCAGCAAAGCCGCGCCGCTGACATGGCATATAGCCGAGCCACACGTCCCCCTCGGAACAACTTGTTTGCCGTTTCGCTTCAACCTCTACCGCCAGATAGGCGTGATTGCTAACATATCGACTGCACGCACAGCCAAAGAGCCTCGCTAGACATTATGGCTGTCTGCCATTTAGGGTTCCCCTGATGATCGGACATCTGCGATTTTGGTCCATTTTCGGTCACATATCACAGAGAGGTTCGTATGGCCCAGTGGGTCGATCTTCACCGCAGCTTCCGAGATCTCAACAACATTGAGCATGATACCGACGATAGCGGCTTGAGCGCTAGATATCTTGGGCTGCGTTCGAGGGTGTCCTGGTCGGAGGTCTTGGAGCATCCACGCGTTGCTCTTTTGGCTGGTGCCGGTGCTGGCAAGACGAGTGAGATGCGCATGCAGGCGGCGCAACTCCGCGCCGAAGGCCAGGCAGCAGCCTTCATTCCCCTGGAAATGCTTGATAGACTTGCCTTGACAGAGGCCGCGGAGCCGGAGGATAAGGACGCGATCGAGGCTTGGCTTGCGAGTAGGGCGGGACGGCTAACCCTCTTCCTCGATGCTGTCGACGAGTTAAAGCTTGGTCGAGGATCGCTGGGTGCGGCGATGCGGAAGGTGCGCGCCGCGTTTCGGGATACGCTAGATCAGATCGCCGTAGTGGTGTCGTGCAGGCCATCGGATTGGCGGCCCGAAAGCGACCTCGACGCCTTTCGTCTTCTTGCTCCACCGACGCGCATGATCGCTACATCCGTCACCCATAACCTTTCGGCCGAAAGGTCGGACGGTTGTCTGCCGGATATTTTGGAAGAGAAGATCTCACCAGAAGCCTTCGAGCCACGGTTCTTCGGACTAAGGCCGCTCGACATGGACGACCTCCGGGGACTACTCGATGCTCACGACGTTCCCGATGGTGAAGCGCTGATTCAAAGGCTGAATGAGACTGACGCCCTTGATCGGATCGCCCGTCCACTCGACGCGCTGCGCGTGATCGATGGTTGGAAGCGAACCGGAGCGCTTCTGACCCGAACGGGGCAGATGGAGGTCGAGGTTGAGGCGGCAGTTAACGCGACACCGAAGGTGGCAGGGGGCGAAGGCGCGTCCTCGGCGGCACTGCGACAAGCGGCCGAACGTATAGCATTCGCGGTTGTCACCTCCGGCCGTCAGCACGTACGTGTTCCCGAAGGCGAAGCACGGGCGGATGAAGCCCACGAGGCCGCAGCGATCCTGTCCAATCTCGATTCGGCGCAGGTGGGTGTCCTGTTGCGGTCAAGCCTCTTCGATCCTGCAACTTACGGACGGGTGAAGTTTCGTCACAGATCAATGACAGAATATCTGGCCGCACAACATCTTCTAGGACGCCTGCGGGCTGGTCCGCGGCGCGCGCGAATTGACCGGCTTCTATTCCCAACAGTTTACGGTCATCGCGTAGTGCCACGGTACCTTCAGGCAGTGACCGCATGGCTTGCTCTATGGGATCGGCAGACCTTCGAGCGGGTGATCGCAGTAATGCCAGAGCTTCTGCTTGTCGGTGGAGACCCCGAAGGCTTCCCCCTCGACCAGCGGGAGGCATTGTTGGATGCAGTAGTCTCGACCTACGGGGATGGGACTTGGCGAGGAATCGACGCTCCCCGCTCCGAAATCATACGGCTCACCCATCCGCATCTTACAAGCGCGGTACGTCGGATGTGGCATACGCGCGGCTCGAACTTGGAGATCGCCGAACTCCTCCTGCGTGTAATGCGAGAAGGACGCATGTCCGGCTGTCTCGACATCCTGACGAATGCCGCGTGGGATAGAAGCATGTCGCCATCCGGACGGATCGTCGCAATCCGTGCAATCGCGGATTTCGATGACATCGATGGTCTTGCCGCAATCGCGCGAGCTATGTTGGACAGCCCAGGAGATTGGACCAACCGCATCCTCGTCGCAACGCTCGATACTCTTTATCCGAAGGGTGTGGATGAGGCAGGCCTTGCTCGTCTCTTGCTAAGAGCGCAGGCGAGTGGAGACCGCGTTAGCGTACGGCTTCGACTGACAGAGATCGCGCGGACGATCGATCCGACGAGCCCGGCGGCAGAGCAACTACTCCACGAGATGATGGCGCTCCTCGCGCAAGAAGCGCCTGGATCCAACAATCTGGTACGGCGCTCCGCCAATCCGGACGTCGCCGAGATGGTTGCAGCGCTCTGCCTCCGACAATTGGACATCATGGACTCGCCTGCGCTGCCCCCCGTGATCGATGCCTATCTCCTGCTTGCGGAGTTGGATCGGTACGATAACCACCCGGAAGAATACGTTAAGGCGCTTGCTGAACGCCTTAGAGGCAACGCAATTTACCGTCGTCCGACTCTGACCGCCGGGCTCAACCGTGCGAGAGTTTTCAATGAAGAGCCTCATGGCGTTGCATACCATGCTGATGCCTATGGCATCCTTTACATGGCGGAAGATAGGTCGTGGCTGCTTGAACAGATGGCCGTGCTGGATGACCCAGTTCTCCGCGAGGCATTAGCCCTCATAGTTGTACGGAGGACACCGAACGATGACCGCGACGCTGATTTCTGGGATAGTCTCGATAACGCAGCAAAAAATGATAAGCTCCTCTTAGACCGGCTCTACACTTGGCGCGAACCTCCCCTGCCTGATGAAAAAGAGGTCGTGCGGGAACAAAAATTTCGTGAAATGAGGGAGGAGGCCGCGAGAAAAAATGCTACTCGCGACGCATCTTGGGAAAGGTTCCGTATGGACCTTCAATCCAAACCCGCCGAAATGTTCTCCGAAGCGACCGCGTCAAATACCCTCTACTATCTATTCAATGACCCACGGCGCCGTGACGAGCGGTCAATTGACAGCTACATCTTCTTCGACCGCTCAAAGCTTACGTTGCTGTATGGGCCGGAGGTTGCGAAAACTGCTGGCGCCGCGCTTAGACGCGCATGGCGGTCTGTCCGAGCAGATGTCGAAACAACAGCATCACTACCCAACAAGACTAGCTGGAACGAGATTGTCGCACTGAACGGTCTCGTGGCCGAAGCGGAGGTTTTGGGCTGGGTCAGCGTCCTGACAGAGACGGAGTTCGACTTTGCCGTCCGCGTCGCTCAAACCCAACTGAACGGTTTACCCGCCTTCTTAGGCGATTTGGTTACTCACAATCCCGTCCGTGCGGCAAGCGTGGTGGCTGACGAGATAAGGGCAGAACTAGAACGCGAAGGTGACGGTCAGGGGCATGCACGTTGGACACAAGACGTCGCATACCACGATAAGACTCTTGCAAAAGCTATTGCCCCCTATGCTCGCCAATTCGTTATCGAAGGGCGTGCTGACCATGCTCGTTTCGATGTAGTAGAACAACTCGGACGAATTATGGGGGCAGATGCGGCGAAAAGTACCGCAGACTTCATAGACGCAGTCGCACGATTGGTTCGAACCTCTCGGGATCCGGCAACTGCCGGCGCGTGGTTCGCAGTCCTTACGTCTGCTGAGCCAGAAGCGGCAGCCGAGATACTTGATGGGTTCGCCCTCGATATCGCGGAAGGTCGCAACCATGTAGCGGCTCTTCTTGCGCACGCATTCGATCGTCACAGACACTGGGGAAACGTCGGCGCATTGCCAAATGACCCCGAAATCGCAAGGCGCTTCGTGAGCGTTGCCTACCGGGCAATCCGCCCAGCAGATGATGTGCGCCGAGAAGGAACCTATACGCCTGATGCTCGAGATCATGCGGAGGACGCGAGGAACACGCTTCTAAGTCATATCCTAGACCTCAACGGCCCGGAGGCCGCGGAATCGATATTAAAACTGGCCGCCGAACCAGCACTGTCTCATCTTCGCGATCGCCTCCCGCATCTCGTCAAAGCAAGGGCGGCCGAGGACGCGTCTCTGCCTTGGACCCTGGATGATCTACGGACCTTCGACGCGGAAAACACATTTGCACCCCGTACCCATGATGAGATGCTGTCGTTGATGGTAGCCGCTGTAGCGGACGTCGAACACGACCTACATCACGACGATTTTTCGATGCTAGGCGCCCTGCAACGAGCGCCGAATGAAACCGATCAACAAATCATCTTAGCCGATCGCCTCAATCGTGCAGTAGGGCGCCTGGTTACCGTTCACCGCGAAGAGGAGGTCAACGATGAGAAAAAACCCGATATCCGGTTTGCCACTCCTCAGCTTAGTGGCGCTATCGAGATTAAGATTGCGGACCGGTGGTCGTACACGGATCTTCAATGCGCGCTGGAAAGTCAGTTAGTCGGACAGTACCTGCGCCATGACCGCTGTCGCGCCGGCATCTTGCTCCTTACCTATACTGGGGACAAAGGCAATTGGAGGTACGATGGCAAAAGCATCGGATTCAACGAGCTGGTCGAATCGCTGTCGGGGATCGCAGAACAGTTGCACCACAAGCGACCGGAGCTACGGCTCGCGGTAGTTGGCATTGATTTGCGATGAGCGGTGTCGGGCCGATTATACCCTTAAGCGATGGATCGGTTCGTCCGGTCGCGCTACAGCATCAGGCCCCCGATCGAACTCCATCTATGCGCCGTTCAGGTCTTTTGGCCAAGGAACAGCCTGTGCTCCCGTAAAGCGGGGACGATGGGGAAAAACTCGTGGAGCTTTTCCGACAATGGGTGTTTTCCTTCGGGATTTTCTTTCTTCAGATGCAGTGGTGAAAATCCTTTAGCGTCGAACTTCCTTTGATAATTCGCATATCCTGAAAGATATTCCGGCAGACATTCCGGGCGTATTTCGTGGAGCATGTTTTCATATTCCGTAGCTGAAATGATGCAAACGGGGGTCCTGTCCGCTTCTTCCACGAAGTCATCCGATCCCATCGTAGTTTCGTTTATTTCATTGGCACGCCCGAAACATTCCTCCGTAAAAACTGGGTTGTGGTCTGCCCATTCCTCCAAAGTGATGAGCATACCAACGAAATCATCCGCAGCCATCAAAGGCCTGCCGCCTTCGATCACGACACCCGCCTTCAAGTCTCTGAAGAATTTCCAGATTTGTACAACGCCCTTTGCCAGATCATCCAGCTGCTCAAGGTTGTCCCGGACCGGCCTCGGTGAGAGGCGAACGTTTATGTTCATCTTCTTGGACTTGCATTCCGCAGCTATCGAAACCCGGTTATCCTTGTGGATTAGCAGGTCTGTAGTGTGCCTCTGGAAGCCTGCCTTGCCATATGTAAAGTCCCCCCTGCATAAGATCGGGTCGGGAATACTGTGCTGAGCCAGTTCCACGCAGTATAGCTCGAAGCGCTTATCCATTGCACTCTTTGCCTCGAAGGCCATTTTTCTAAGGAGCTTTCCAGAGGAGGGGACCGTGGCGCCCATAATGTCGAAGTAGATGAAATACGTCGCCCTGTATATTAGCAGTTCAGGGAAGGGACATGTATAAGCGAACCGTATATCATCACCGATCTTGAATACGGGGTAATCGAAGACTCTAGACACCTTGAAGTCCAAACCATGTCTTGTCGTGTTACCATCTGCTTTTGCCGCTTTTGAGGCATTCTTTACGGTGGTGCTGACAATGTTTAGATACTTCTTTACGTCAGCCTTTGAAATACCGATAGACGAAAACATATCGAGGTTCGTAAAGTGAGGCACTCTGTTAAAGTGCACAGTCAAGGCTATGCTGAGAGTAAAGAAGGTTTCTGCGTCCAGACCGTATCGGCTTTCGAAAACGGCCTTAGCCTCCGCGCAGTAGTTAATGAATGTGCCTCTGATCATGAACCGAGGCGCATCGTGGCCGGTCTGCCAAGAAAATTGCTGGAGCATGATGCGCGGCATCATTTCAAGGAGCGATTTCGTATCTTTTTCGATGCCGTCCATTGACTGCCGGTTCGTGATGTCACGATATATGTTTATTAGCCCGGCAATCGTATCCCAAGCTCGGACGTTGAGGTACTTCGGCTTTAGACGGCTATCTGTCAGATTGTCGTAGGCCTCTAGGTAGACTGTCAGAAGGCCAACAATCTCCCATGGGGGTATGACAAAGCGGCTTTCCCTGCGAAGCCTTACTGCTGTTGCATTGAGCCTCACGGCTTGGCCGGCTAGTTCCATTCGCCCCTTCCAGAACTGGTATAGCCCCCATGCCGTCAGCAGGAACTCCTCGGAACTCGCATGTCTCAGGTGATCCTTGAGGATCATGGTGTCAGATCGCATGTCAAGTTACCAAGGCAGTGAGATCACTTTAGAAGCCTACCTTGTTGGAGCGAGTTGCTCATGTCTATGGCTCGACGTCTGCCTAGTCTGTGGTATGTGCGAGCTTTCGGGAAACCGGAAAACATTTCCGCCGCAAATAAAGGCGGAGGCGCCCTCTCTTTCGATTTTCTGCACAGCCAAATTTCTGGCATCTTTGTTGGAGGCGAAGTGATCATCCCAGACATAGCTGGTGCCGTTGCTATCGACGGCTCCAAGCGTCCATTACGGATCAGTCTTGAGGCGTTAGATCTCGATGGAGAACGGAAGGCCATCGACGGTGATGCGTTGACTTTTTCCTGA